AAAATCGCTGCTGGATTGCGTCACATCGACATAAATGGGATCGAGTTGCTGAACCGTCGCCAGTGCAGTTGCCTGGCCATTAGTGACTACCCGCTCTCTCTCCACGCTGGTGCAGGCTGACGGCGGTTATACCGTTATTCCTGAGCTTGACAAAGAGATCATGCGCCAGTTGCAGGATGATAGCGTGATGCGCTCCATCGCAACGGTGAAGACCACCAAAACCAACGAATACCAGAAGCTGGTATCTGTGGGCGGTACTACCGTTAATCGCGGCACCGAAGGTGAACCACGTACCGAAACCAGCACGCCGAAGATGGAGCGCGTTGATATCAAACTCAACCCGATCTACGCCTACCCGAAAACCACTCAGGAGATTCTCGACTTCTCCGAGGTGGATATTCTGGGCTGGCTGTCTTCTGAAATTGCCGACACTTTCACCGCTACCGAAGAGAGTGACTTCGTAAACGGCGACGGTGATAAAAAATCCAAAGGCTTCCTGTCTTACCCTCGTGCGGCCACTGCCGATAAAACCCGTCCTTTCGGTACGCTGGAGAAGATGGAAACTGCTGACGTTTACTCTGACGTTTCCTCTGATGACCTGATCGACCTTCTGTATAAGCTGAAATCCAAATACCGCAAAAACGCCGTATGGGTGATGAACTCCAACACCGCCGCCAAACTGCAAAAGCTGAAAAACGGCAACGGGGATTACATCTGGCGCGATCGTCTGGTTGCCGGTTCTCCCGATACGCTGCTGGGCCGTCCTGTTCAGTATCTGGAAACCATGCCGGATGCGGAGGCGGGCAAAGCGTTCCTCGCGGTTGGCGACTTCAAGCGCGGCTATTTCATCGTAGATCACACCACTGGCGTGCGTACCCGTCCTGACAACATCACCGAACCGGGTTTCTATAAGGTGCATACCGATAAATACCTGGGCGGCGGCGTAGTGGACTCCAACGCCATCAAGGTGCTTGAGCTTTCCGGCTCCGGTTCCTGATTTGACGTTTAAGGGGCTTCGGCCCCTTTTTGCCCTCTGTGGAGTCCAGTAATGAAAACAATCGATTTTGAAATCCGTACCTCCGAAGTGAGCGCCAGCAACAAAAAGCTGGTGGGCTATGCCGTGCGCTGGAACAGTCTCTCAGAAATTATCTGGGACGAGTTCCGCGAGCAGTTTGCGCCGGGAGCGTTTAAAGACAGCCTGGCATCCGGTAGCGATGTGCGTGCGCTGTACGAGCATAACTATACCCAGCTGCTGGGCCGCACCAAATCCGGCACGCTGGTGCTGTCCGAAGACGATACCGGGCTGCGCTTCGAGCTGACCCCGCCGAATACCCAGCTTGGCAACGATGTGCTGGAGCTGGTGGAGCGCGGTGATATCTCTGGCATGAGCTTCGGTTTTCGTGCGCTGAAAGAGGCGTGGGATATTGCTCAGTCTCCATACCTGCGCACTGTTACCGCTGCCGAACTGCGGGAGATTACCGTTACCTCTATGCCTGCTTATCCTGAGTCTGGCGTGGAAATTGCGCACCGTTCGCTTTTCTCCCAACATCCTGAACTGCGCCGCGCTGGCGATAACCGTCGCCGCTGGGCTGAATTAGCGGGGCTTTGATATGTGGAATATCTGGCCGTTTGGCCGTAAGTCTGAACCCTCCGAACAGCGCAGTATGACCATTGATGAGTGGCTGGCGATGGCAGGGATTCCAAATACAGGATCAGGCGAGTATGTGTCTGCGGGTACTGCGGAATCTCTGCCGGCGGTCATGAACGCCGTATCAGTTATCAGTGAGGCGGTGGCAACAATGCCCTGCTATCTCTACCGCGTCCGTAATGATAATGGTCGTGAGGCGCGAGAATGGCTGAGTAATCACCCAGTGGATTTTCTCCTGAACGAGCAGCCGAACGACTGCCAGACGCCTTATCAGTTTAAACGCACGATGATGCGCCATTGTCTGCTGAATGGTAACGCCTATGCGGTGATCACGTGGGGCCGCGACGGCCAGCCGCAATCCCTGCACCCGTATGCGCCGGGGGCGGTTGTTCCTGAGCGTATCGGCCAGCATAAGTACAAATACACCGTTACAGAGCCGTTTACCGGGGCTGTGCGCACCTATCTACAGGAAGAGATTCTGCACCTGCGTTACTCCACCGATGATGGCTTTCTGGGGCGTTCGCCTATCACCGTCTGCCGTGAGGCGCTGGGGTTAGGTCTGGCACAGCAGCGCCACGGTGCCAGCATTATGAAAGATGGCATGATGGCGGCTGGCGTGGTGGTCACTAAAGAGTGGCTCGATAGCGTGAAGGGCAAACAGGCGATGGATGCACTGGATCGCTACAAGGGCGCCAGAAATGCCGGTAAAACACCGATCCTTGAAGGTGGCATGGACTACAAGCAGCTTGGAATGAGCAATCAGGATGCCGAATGGCTGGCCTCCCGTCGCTTCACCATTGAAGACATTGCCCGCATGTTCAACGTGTCGCCCATCTTCTTGCAGGAATACAGCAACAGCACCTACAGCAATTTCAGCGAAGCGAGCCGCGCATTTCTCACTATGACAATGCGCCCGTGGCTGGCGAACTTCGAACAACAAATCAAATCTGCGCTGCTGGTGGCCTCTCCGGTTCCGGGAACCCGCTATCAGGTGGAGTTTGACTCTGCTGACCTTCTCCGTGCCACACCTACCGAGCGTTACGCCACTTATGAGCGAGGCATTAAGAACGGGATCATGAACCCGAACGAAGCCCGTGAGCGCGAGGGGATGCCGCCGCGTGAAGGTGGTGACGAATTCAGCCAGGCATGGAAGCAGGAAGTGAAGATCAGCAAAGACGGCAAGGAAGGTGACGCATGAGAGCCGGGGGGCTGAGAAGCCGCGTCACTATTCGGGTATTCACTACCCACAGGGAGCCGTCCGGTCAGGTTGTTCAGGTCTGGGAAGACGGGGAAACCATATGGGCTGAGGTTAAGGGGATCAGTGGCCGAGAGTTAATGGCGTCAGGTGGGGGAGGTTTTAAAGACAAACCCCTCTCAGCGAGGAACCACCCGCCCCCTCAAATTTTTACGCACGGTGATTTTTTTGAAAATAAAACGCGATGGAAACGAGAAATTTTTATGGCAAGACCACCAAAACCGCCAGCTTACCTTGATGAGTTAGCCGCGCAGCAGTGGAAAGCGAAAGCGAAGCAACTGGCCGAGCGTGGCGATCTGACACCCGCCGACTGGAACAACCTTGAGCTTTTTTGCGTCAACTATTCGATGTACCGCAAAGCTGTGGAAGACCTTGCCAGCCGTGGGTTCAGCATTGTTAACAGCCAGGGTGGCGAGAGCCGAAATCCGGCACTGAGTGCAAAGGCCGATGCTGAAAAAATCATGATTAAAATGTCGTCACTGCTGGGCTTTGATCCGGTAAGCCGTCGCCGTAACCCGGTGGAAACGGAAGAGGAAGACGAGCTTGACCGTCTGGAATGAGTACGCAAATGCGATAAAAACAGGAGAAACTCCGGCCTGTAAGCGTGTAAAACAGGCCGTTGAAAGGTACTTTTCAGACCTGAATGACCCCCGTTATGAGTTCGATACGGCGACTGTAGAGCGGTTTATTGCGTTCTCCCGGCTCTGTCCTCACGTCAAAGGCCCGCTTCGGGGCCAGCCAATTGATCTGGAACCGTGGCAGCAGTTCGCCTTTGCTAACCTGCTGGGCTTTAAAGTCAGAGAGACAGGCCGCCGTAAGTACAGCAGCGCCTTTATTGAGGTGCCGCGCAAGAACGCCAAATCCACGGTGGCCGCCATGCTGGCTAACTGGTTCCTGGTGATGGAGAAAGGACAGCAGGATATCTACACGGCGGCAGTGAGTCGCGATCAGGCCCGCATCGTGTTCGACGACGCCCGCCAGATGTGTTTGCTGTCAAAACCGCTGAAAAAGCGCGTCAGTATTCAGGCGCACAAGGTCATTTTCCCGAAGAGCAACAGCCTGTTAAAGCCGCTGGCGGCGAAAGCGGCCACCATTGAGGGGACTAACCCCAGCCTGGCGATTGTCGATGAATACCACCTTCACCCGGATAATGGCGTTTATTCCGCGCTTGAACTGGGGATGGGGGCGCGTCCGGAGGCGATCCTGTTCGCCATCACCACCGCCGGGAGTAACGTTGTCTCTGCCTGTAAGCAGCATTATGACTACTGCTGTCAGATTCTGGCCGGGGAAGAGAGCAACGATTCTCTGTTTGTCCTGATATACGAGCTGGACGACGAAAGCGAGGTTGAGCAGCCGGAAATGTGGATCAAGGCAAACCCTAACCTGCATGTGTCCGTTGACGCGGCGAAACTGGAATCCACCATCCAGAAAGCACGGGGCATACCGTCGCAGTGGGTGGAAATGCTCACCAAACGTTTCAACATCTGGTGCCAGGGCTCCACGCCGTGGATGGGCGCTGGCGCATGGGATGCCTGTGCGCTCGATTATACCGAAGCGGAGCTGGTCGGAATGGAATGTTATGCCGGGTTTGACCTGTCCTCAACCAGTGATATCACCAGTGTGAGCTACGCTTTCCCGTTCGACAGGGAGATCCGCCTGTTGACCCGTCACTATCTGCCGGAAGCCCAACTGCTTAACGTCGCCAACAAAAACCGCGCAATCTACCGCCAGTGGGTGAAAGCGGGCTGGATACGCACCACACCCGGCGACTGTATCGACTATGACCGCATCCGTGACGATATCCTGCGTGACGCTGAAACCTTCAATATCCGGCTGGTGGGCTTTGATACGTGGAACGCCACACACTTGCGCACTCAGTTGCAGGGGGCTGGCCTCGATGTGGAGCCGTTCCCGCAAACCTATCTGAAATTCAGCCCGGTAGCGAAATCCTTTGAGGTTTTTGTTAACCGCAAGGTGGTGCGCCATCGTGGCGATCCGGTTCTGGCCTGGGCGATTGGAAACGTGGTGATGGAGTCCGACGCCAATGCCAATATCAAGCCCAACAAAAAGAAATCCTCCAACAAGATAGACCCGGCGGTATCTGCGCTGATGGCGTTCGGCACCTTCCAGGCCGAGCATGAGGATTTTGCTTTCGATATGAGCGACAACCACAAACAACGGTTGGCGACATTTAACGGTATCTGACAGGGGGTAATATGCAACAGGTATTAACTACTATGAAAACCACGATAAAACTCAGCGGCTCAATGGCTCAGCGATTTGGCAGGACACATCGCCGCGCGTTAACGTCTGCCAATGAAGTATTCAGGGCGCTATCTAACACCATTGATGGATTTGATGCATACCTGCGCGAGGCTCGGGCAAAGGGCCTGGATTTTGTCATATTCCGCGACCGCCGGAATATTGGGCATGAAGAGTTTGAGACGCTTGGGCCAGGTGATGAACTGCGAATAATCCCGGTAATCCGTGGTAGTAAACGTGCAGGGCTGTTTCAGGCTGTTCTTGGCGCTGCATTAATTGCTGGAGGGATAGCTCTTGGCCCCGCTGGCGCGGCACTCATAGGAAAGGGCGCAGCATTAAATGTTGCCCTTGTTGGCGCATCAATGGCCGTTGGCGGTGTAGTGCAAATGCTTTCCCCTCAGGTCTCTGGTCTGCGAATGCGGCAGGAGCCTGATAACAAACCTTCCTATGCGTTTGGTGGCCCCGTTAATACGACAGCTTCCGGTAATCCCGTACCCCTGCTTTATGGGCAACGGGAAATTGGCGGCGCAATTATCTCTGCCGGGATTTATGCAGAAGATCAGCAATAGAGGCTCATATGAATAAAATTTTACTTATCGCTGCCCTGGAAGAGATTGCTAGTCGCGAGGGCCATGAACTTAACGGGCGGGATCATCTTATGGTGCGCCATCGCGGTGATCCGGTTCTGGCCTGGGCGATTGGCAACGTGGTGATGGAGTCTGACGCCAACGCCAACATCAAGCCCAACAAAAAGAAATCCTCAAACAAGATTGACCCGGCGGTATCTGCGCTAATGGCGTTCGGTACTTTCCAGGCTGAGCATGAGGATTTTGCTTTCGATATGAGCGACAGTCACAAATCTCGGCTTAGAAATTTTAATGGAATTTGATAGAGCACTTCTAGTTAATTAAATCCTATTAATCGGGCTTCGGGCTTAAGAGCTTACAACGTCAGAACAACTAATCTAGAACGAAACCCGGCTTTAGCCGGGTTGGTTTTATTTTGCAAATCTAAAGCTCTGTTTTAAATCATTCATCCATGAAGGGGGAATTATTTTGTCATGTTGCAAGCGCCCTACAACTATTCCTGGGTGAACTCCAATTTTTTCAGAAAATTGTCGTACATCATCTTTTCGACTTAATTTGATAAGTTCAGTGGTGTATTTTTCGGGTATCAACCACTCACCGGCCCAATTGTCAGCCTCTTTCTCTTTTGGATCATCGCTTTTAGCTGATAAGGGGTCATCAAGGAAAACATCTTTTTTTTCCTCTGCATTATTTGCATGAAGTAAAATATGCGCTGCTTCGTGGAAAAAGGTAAACCAGAAGCGATCATTTGTCTTTCCATAAAGCGACATTTGTATTATTGGTTTAGTAGGAGTTAACCAACGTGCAATACCACTAACATGTGCCTTAGGAATTGCGGGCACAAGTACCAATAATACGCCAGATTCGTCGAGAAGTTTCCTCATAATTGGTTCAAAAATTTCAGCTCTTTCAGTTGTCAATTTTCTGATTTCTGAAAGCGACTTTTCGAAGCGTGCTCTGTTATATTTTGGTATGTTATGATAATTTTCAGCTGCTATTTCGCCAAGTCGAAGCCATGCTGAAATAGCACCAATATCGCTCTGTTCTTGTCTAGAGCGGCGAAACGCAACTTGCATTCCTGAATAATAATTGTCCCATTCATTTGGAGTGGCAATACCAAAGAACTGCAGACAATCTTTAACTATAGATGGCTTATTTTTGTCATCTACACGCCTTTTGGGTATTGATGAGGTAGTCATTAGATCTTTAACCGGAAGGCATGAGAGCCAATCCACCCACTCAATGCATTTCTTTTCCTCTTCAAGACGTGCAAGATGCTCCCTGAATTTTGCTTCTCGTGAAAGCCAAAATCCAATAGTGCTACCTAAGACGGTAGCAAGCTTCCTCGCAACGTCATCCGTCAAGGGGACCTTGCCGTTAACCAAATGGCTTAAGTGTTTTTCAGACATCCCAAGGCGCTCAGCTAGTTCTTGCTGGTTCCAGCCTTTTTCTTCAATTATGTCTGTAATTGTATCGCCAGGAGGAGAAACCCAGTCTGGCGCAAATTTTGCACTCAGATTAGTCATGGTAATCACCGATAAATTCAATGCTAATGATAGTCACCTTTGCCCAGTCTATCCCACCATCAGGAAGCGTTGGACAAGGTTCATGATTTGGAGAGAAGGTTATGCGATAGCCACCGCTTAAATCTAAAGCGAACTCCCCAGCCCTATCTCCGATAAGAGGATGGGGGTGGCCTGCAACGAGTTCGCTAACATCAGCCGCAGCTTCCAATTCACTCAACCGCGTAGATAGCTTTTTCGCGCAGTCGGCACCTAACTTTTTAGTAGCTTTAGCTCTGTTTTCACAAAGCTCTTTAATTTTTTTATTACTGAAGCCGATTTCCAA